CATCCGTAATTGAAGGACAAAGTTCTTACGAAATAAGTTTCCCAGAATCCTTTTCCTCGAAACCTACAATTACAGTGACGCTTGAGAAAAAATACTCCCCAACCCCCGAAGATCCTGGTGTAAAAGGAGATTCATTTTTATACGGGTCGGAGTATTATGTAGCAATACAAGATAATAGCTGGAGAAGAATTACATCTGCAGAAGTATTTAGAGACGCAGGAAACACTGGGGATATAGATTTTGATAATGATTTTTATTATGTTTGTATTGACGGCACGCTTTGGGGAAAAATTCCTTTAGTTGCGTCAAGCACAATTCCAGAAGATTTAGATGGAGACAATTTTGATTTTGATGATAATTACATTTATGCAAACACAAGCGAAGGATGGAAAGAAGCTCCTGTAGCAACTTGGCCTTTTGAAGAATCTCCGACCATGGCGCGATATACTCTTTCTGACATAGATGACACTAAATTCACAATTAATTTTGGACAAGAACTAACATCTCAATATAACATACATATTCTTGCATCAAGATAAAGCTTGACATATCTTCAATTATTTGTTATAGTTGAAGTATGAAAAATCTATTATATAGAACAAAGTGTTATTTGGTTGGCCACATGCAATATGTTAGTGGCAGAAATTGGCGCGAAGATGTAACAGAGAGGCTTGAACCTTTAAGCGTTACATGCTTTGATCCTTATAAAAAACCATTCATTAAAGATGTTGAAGAAGATGAAGCTTCTCGACAAGAAATGGAAACTTGGATGAAAACAAAACAGTACGACAGGGTGACTGATCGAATGAAAACGGTTAGAGCATATGATCTTAATTTAGTTGATCGTAGCGATTTTATTATTGCCCATCTTGTTCCTGAAGTGGCAAGCTGGGGAAGTGCAGAAGAAATAACCTTGGCGGTCAGAGAAAAGAAACCTGTTTTTATTAGTATGGACGGAGGCAAAGCGAAGACTCCTCTTTGGATGCTCGGAATGCTTCCACATAAGTATATATATAACAGCGTAGACGAGATTGTGGATATGCTATACGCAATTGATGGAGGTAGTAAACCCATTGACTCAGATCGCTGGAGACTATTAAGAAAGGAATTTAGATAATGCAAGTTTTAGCAGCGTCTTATTTTGAATTCTTTACAGGAGATTTTCTTGTTTTTGGTCTTATTGCAGCAATAGTTGGCTGTATAATGAAAAAGAAAGATGAAGACTTCTACAATAAGTAAAGCCTTAAAATACTCAGACATTTGCCTAATTCCAAATTATAGCGAATGCGAGTCAAGATCTACTTGCGATACCTCTATAGATCTATTAGGTAAGCGTTTCAGCTTACCCATTATTCCCGCGAATATGAAATCTGTAATAGACTTTAATTTATGTCGCTGGATGAGTGAAAATGATTATTTTTATATTATGCACAGATTCAACAATGATCTCGCAGATGATGTAGCTATCGCAAATGCAGAGAACTGGAAAACAATATCTTTTAGCATAGGAGTTCAAGATACAGATAAAGATAAAATACATAAAATAAAAAAGCGCGAAAATGTAATTAACTTCTTAACAATAGATATTGCACATGGACATTGTTTAAGAATGAAAAACATGATAGAATTTATAAAAGATAATTTACCTGATACAAAAATTATTGCAGGTAACGTATCAACACCACAAGCAGTTCGTCAACTCGCGGAGTGGGGCGCAGATATAGTAAAAGTCGGAATAGGGCAGGGGTCGCCCTGCACCACAAAAGATAAAACAGGATTCACTATGCCTATGTTTAGTTGCGCGACTTGGTGCTCTAATGTTGTACTAGATGATGGACACAAGGTTCCTATTATCGCAGATGGCGGAATACGCTGTAATGGAGATATTGCAAAAGCTTTAGTTGCTGGAGCCACAATGGTAATGGCAGGAGGAGTTTTTGCGGCTTGTACAGACAGTCCCGCATTAAACATGAATATAAACGGCTCTATTCATAAAGCATACTATGGATCTGCAAGTGCAGAAAATAAAGGTCACAATAATCATATTGAAGGCAAACTTAATCACATACAATCTAATAATATGTCCTTTAAAGAAAAGTTATTTGAAATCAGACAAGACCTACAAAGCTCAATTAGTTATGGCGGCGGAAATAATCTTGACATTTTTCAAGAAGTAGACTATCATTCATTATGATTACTGAAGTAAAAGATTTAGCTCATTTTGATAAATGCGCCTCAATTTGGAATAATAAAAAGAATATAAACTTTTGGAAATTTCAATCCTGCCTGGCAGACAATTTCTTTGACCCTGAATCTATAGAATTCAATTTGCGCAATATGCTTATTGATTCTCTATCAAAAGATCAACCTACCCTAAAAATCTGGTCTTACGAAGAAGAAGGTGTGAGTCTTGGTGGAGGAGTATATATTGTAAGAGAAAATTTCATGATGGGTGAAAATATTTTAGAAGAAATCTTGTGGCAAATCCCAGGTAAGTTTGCAGAATCTTATAAAGAAAAGAAAATTTTAATTAAAATCTTAAAACGCGCAGAAGATTTCGCCAAAAGCTCTAATCTTGATGCAATTATTGTATCAAGAAATATACATTTGCATAAATTTTCAAAAGATAAAGATGACAAGATCAATAATTTCTATACAAAAAATAATTATTCGCCATACTTTATTCAATACAGGAAAAATTTAAAAATTAATTCTTGACATTACTTGAAAAATATACTATAATTAATCCCATGAACAAATCAATAGCAAAAGAAATTCGTAAAATATTAAATTACGACCCGAATCTTTCGGACGCAACAAGCAAGCGAGTATATTCTCGCGCAAAAAAACAATACAAAAAATTAAGTAAAGGAGCAAAACCTTTATACATACAAGAACTTAAAAATTTATATAAACAAAATTAATTATGGAAAATCAAACACAAGAAAAACAACAGTCAGACTGGAGCAAGCGTGAACTCGGAGCTTTATGGGTCAGAAGTGGTAAAAATCAAAAGTATCTTTCCGGTACTATTAACGTTGAAACTATGCCGGGAGTTACAGAGCCTGTCAAGGTTGTAGTATTTACTAACAAGGGTCGTGAGAAAAATGAAAGAGCTCCTGATTATGTCATCTATCGCTCGGAAGAAGCTTCTCAAGAAAAAGCTAATGTTGAGCAAGTTGCACAGCAAGCAGTTAAAGAAGCTAAAGCTCCCGCAGTAGAAGCGGCTAACGAAGACATTCCAGAGGAATTATTCTAATTTAACAAACGAATTATTATGGAAAAAAAATTCTGGCATAGTAAAAAATTCTGGGCGGCTGTAGTCGCCGCAGGAGTACCAATTCTGAATCACTTTTTTAAGGCGGGTTTAACGCAAGATGTAGTAATGCAAATTGTCGGGCCAATCGTAGCTTATATTCTAGGTCAAGGTCTTGCGGACTTAGGCAAGAATAAAAGCTAACTGTTCTTTCAAATTTTATGGGCGTGTACTGGATTCGATTTAAATTGGATTGAGTATAATGCAAGTCGAAGAGGTGCCAGGCTTCGTAAAAAGGCACAAACTTGTACATGGCAAGAATAAAAATCGTGTTGAGGCATTCGCTCCTAGCAGCGAATCTCTCGCCTTAGCAGCTTAAACACCTGCTACCCCTCTCTGTCAGACGCAGATACGGCAGAAGAGGGGTCACCAATCTGCAAAACAGAAAAAGTTTATTTGTTTCACAAACTGTAAATAACTGAAATAAATAGTTAGATGTTAATATCCAAACTATAAAAAAAATTAACTAAACTTGTAGATTTATATTTTTAAAGATTTAAAGACGCGGGTTCAATTCCCGCCACGTCCACCAATTTAAAATGTCATTTGAATTAAAAGATAAATATATATTCCTCGATGAAGCAGAGCCAATCTTCCTGGAAAAGTTTGATGGATTCAATAAATATTTTATTGACAATCTATTGATGTGTGGAATCGCGGACAATGGAACACTTATTAATGATATAGATTTTGACAAAAACGAAACGCATGAAAATTTATTTTATGATATTTTAATAGGAGGAATTTACGGAATAGAACCGCAAATAGACTGCCAATATATAAAAGACAATAGACTCAAGGTGCAATGTTCTTTTTATAATTTTGGCGAATCAGATGGAATTAACCACATATACATGATGATTAACACAATGGACTATACAAGTGAAAACGATTTCGCATGTGAAGTATGGAGTTTAATCGAACCAGACATAGAAACAATCAACCTTTATTGGGCAGTATGAACATATTTAAAAAATTAAAATCTTTAATACCACAAAAAAAAGAACAAGAATCTTATATTGAAATTTGCGATTTAGTATTAAATAGAATACAGCAAAAGAAAAAAGATCTCGGCATCAGACCCTTCGAACTTTCAAAAGAAGAGTGGGCTCAAGTATTAAACGATATAGCATTTGGATTTAAATGCAAAAAAGATAAAGTATTATTAAAATCTCCCGCAAGAAAAAAACAGAGAGAGAATAAAGTCAAACGATCCTTTGATTTATTTGAAAAATATTTTAAAGATTTGTAATTTTACTCTTGACCTAAGCATCAATATATGAGATAATACTCGTATATGAAAAAAATGTCATTAAACAAAGATGGTACGCTCCGCAAGCGCCGTAATTCTGGTAAAGGCGGTTCCTCAATTGTTTCCTTGTCGATCGACGAGATACTAGATCTCGTATCGCAAGAAGTTACTTCTATTCCTGTTAGCGAAGATTGGGTAAAAGGCAGATTATATGCAAACTATATATCTGGCAAGAAAGTTTCCCAAGACTTTAGCGAAACACAATCAGTAGAAGATAAAATTGAATACGCGATTACCGACTTTGACAATGAATAATTATTTCTCACATTTAATTGGACAAGATAATGTTAAGAAGAAGCTTAACTTTTACCTTAAAGCTTATCACGCAACAAGCGTATGTCCTTTTCTTAATCTTGTAGGAGCAAAAGGTTTAGGTAAAACTTTGTTTGCCAAAGAGTTTGCCAAGAACCTGCACAACAGAGATGGATCGAAACGTCCGTTTTTAGAGCTTAACTGTTCCACAATCAAGAATAACGCTCAGTTTTTCGAGCAGATCTTTATTCCCCTTATTATGAATAATGAGATCACTATCTTATTTGATGAAGCCCATGCTTTGCCAAAAGATCTAACGATGGCGTTCCTCACTATCTTTAACACGGAAAAAGTAAACAAAAAAGAGTTTACATACGAAGATCAAACTTTCGAATTTGATTTCACAAAGCAGACTTTTATTTTCGCAACCACAGAAAGCGATAAGTTATTTCCTCCCCTAAAAGACAGACTCACAACTGTAGATTTTGAATCTTATAGTAAAGACAATCTTGGTGAGATCATCAAGCTTAACTGCGATGGAATAAACTTTTCAGATCAAGCTCTTGAAAAACTATCACTAACAGTCCGAGGTAACGCTCGTAATGCCGTCATGAGATCAAAAGAAATAGTTTTATACTGCGAGAGCGAAAATCAAAACACGTTTAACGAAGAAGACTTTTTTCAGCTTACTGATTTGCTAGGCATACTTCCTCACGGAATCACCTGCACTGAAAAGCAAATCTTAGAAATTCTTGATGAAAGAGGAAGCTGTAAGCTTCAAACATTATCTGCCGTTACAGGACTAAGTCCTACAAGTCTCAGAAGAGATCACGAAGTGTATCTTCTTAGGAAGAATTTTATTCAAATCGACGGAGAAAGAAAAATAACAAATTTTGGTAAAAGCCTTATTAAATCAATATAATATATAATGACCACAGAAGAAAAAAAGAAAGTATACGTAGTTACGAGAAACTCTCGAAGAATTGAAGATAAAAATTACGCTTCTACAGAAGAAGCAGAAGCTAGAGCAAGACAGCTTGTTGAGACTCTAAAAAAATGGAAAGACCCAGATCAACGCAAAGTTAAAGTAGTGCATACTGACAAGCCACAGAGAATAAGATAGTGGATAGTTTACCAAGCAAAGAGCAGCTAATTTCTTTTGAAGATTTGGCTTCTGAGAGAGGATATTCTCCGCAGAAAAATAGAGACAGAAAGTATTATAATGTTTCTCATATTTTAACAGGTAAAGGAAAAGAAGGTAAACCTATTGAATTAAAATTTGATTTAAAAAAAATCAAAAACAAAAAACAAAGCCAAGAATGGCTCTGGATAGAATTCAAAAACTCTCGCGGAGAAAAAGGCTGGGTTCATGGAGACGCACATTTTGTAGCTTTCGAAAGACGATATGATTTTATTATCGTTAATCGCAAAGAGCTTCTTGAATGGCTAAATAGCTCTAAAAAAATTCGATATGATTTACCTTTTGTTAATTTAGCAAAAAGAGCTAAGTATAAAATCTATAAAAGAGATGGAAAAAAAGAAGAGATAACTCAAATTAACGCCAAAGATTTAAAAGAATTAAAATCTTATCAGCTTTGGGAAAAGCGCGATGCCGCATCAATTTGATTTAGACAAAACTTATATTAAAATGGCCCGAGAATGGGCTTCTCTTTCTAAAGCGAAAAGAAAAAAAGTAGGTTGTATCATAGTTAAAGACGGAGCGATTATTTCTGACGGCTATAATGGCACGCCAAAAGGTTTTGACAATCAGTGTGAAGACGTTGATTATTTTAATCAATTAATCACAAGGGAAGAAGTGTTGCACGCAGAGAGTAATGCCATTACAAAGCTCGCAAAATCAACGCAATCAAGCGTTGGGTCAACAATGTATATAACAATTTCTCCTTGCATTGAATGCGCAAAATTAATAATACAATCAGAGATATCTCGCGTTGTATATGGTGCTTTCTATAGAAGTGATGCTGGATTAAAATTATTAAAAAAAGCAGGAATAATTGTAGAACAGTGCGAAGAATAATTTACTATTATGCATGTTTGAAGGTATTTGTATTTTAATTATAGTAGGTTTAATATGGTATATATTAAACAAAGCATCGCATCAACCATCTAGCGGCTTAGAAGAATTAAAGATTGATAATGATTTTTTAAGGCAGAGATTAAATGAGCACGACTCTCTTCATAAAGATAGAGAAGAAACTCTAAATCAAACAATAAAAAATCTACAATCATCTTTAGATAAACAACAAAACAATGTACAGTCTAATAGTTCAGAACATAAGCAACGAGAAAAAGATTTATCCAACAAGATAATTGAATTAGAAAAAAAATTAGATTCAGAAACAGAAAGTAGAAAAAAAATATTATCACAGAAAAAAAGCAGTGAAGTTAGGCTGGGCCATATTGCAGAAACACTTGCTCCATTTTTAGATCAGTTTGATTTTGAACCAGAGCGCTGTTCGTTCTTGGGTCAACCTATTGATTATGTATCATTTGGAGATGATGAAATTACATTTATTGAAGTCAAGAGTGGCAACAGTCAGCTAAGTCAAAAACAAAAACACATTAAACATTTAGTAGAACAAAAATTAATATCATGGAAGGAAATCAGAATAAAATAATCGCGAAATTCAAAAAAATTTTTTCGGACGCAGTGATTCCAGGCTACACAAAAAAAGGTGACGCGGGAATAGATTTAAGGTCAAGATCTCTTATGAGAACAGGTCAGTATTATGAATACGGAACAGGATTAGGTTTAGAGATACCAGAGGGTTATGCAGCTTTGCTTTTTCCTCGTTCAAGTATTTCGAATACGGATCATTATTTGCGCAACTCTGTTGGAGTAATTGATTCGGGTTATCGCGGAGAAATTAAAGTACGCATGAGTACTCCTGAGTTGGGCGGAAGAGAATATCAAATCGGAGATAAAGTAGCTCAATTGGTTATTATAAAGCTTCCTTGGGTTGAAATTCAAGAAGTGGAAGAGTTGTCGGAGACAGATCGCGGAGAAGGTGGATTCGGAAGCACAGGAAAATAAAATTAAGTCTTGACATTAAACTCAATATATGAGATAATACTAGCATGTTCAATATTAAAAGAAAGTTAAAAAA